TTGTAACTGGCTCAAATAGATATAGATATGCCGTTGATAATGGGTATGATTTAATAGAATGTGTCATATGTACAAGTAGAAACCAGTGGTTGGACTTGTGGAATAAAACATTTTTTAGAGTCAAATCAGACTTGACAAATGAGTAAAAGTATGATATATTATACGCATATGTTAAAACAAATAAAGATTCGAACTTTATTTGGCCTTGTGGCTGAACAACGCTTAAGCGGGTGTAAAGCATGGGTTGAGAGGGTTATGGGCGAATGCCTGAAGACACTCAATTTAGTTGTAAGTAAGGACCATCTAACCATTAGATTGGACGCTTCCCGAAAGCTTGTGGGTAAACCAATAAGTCCCACCAGGTACATAATTTAAAGGAATACTATGTTTGATAAAATAATATACAGATTTTGTGATTTGATAGATGGTGTTTTTGAAAAACTAACAAAACTATTTCAATCAAAGACAAAAAAAAATGTTAATGGTAGAAAAAAGTAGTATAAATAATATTATACTTACATTAATACAATTAATACGTACAACAATATATACAAGGAGATACATACAATGTCAAGTGCATTAGAAGCCCTAAAAAAGTCAAAGTCAAACTTTGACGTTCTAACAAAGAAGTTAGAAAACACAATCGAACAACCAGAAAAGAAAAACAAATACCAAGACGATAGGTTATGGAAACCTGAACTTGATAAGTCTGGCAATGGTTACGCTGTAATCAGATTTTTACCTGCTATTGAAGGTGAAGATATGCCATGGCAAAGAGTTTGGCATCATGCCTTTCAAGGACCTGGTGGTCAATGGTATATTGAAAATAGTTTAACAACGTTAAACAAAAAAGATCCTGTGTCTGAAGAAAATACAAGACTATGGAACACTGGTATTGAAGCCGATAAAGAAATTGCTAGAAAGAGAAAAAGAAAGTTACAATACTATTCTAATATCTTTGTAGTATCAGACCCAAAACATCCTGAAAACGAAGGCAAAGTATTTCTATTCAAGTTTGGTAAAAAAATATTTGATAAGATTACAGAAGCAATGAATCCAGCGTTTGAAGATGAGAAGGCTGTTAACCCATTTGATTTTTGGGAAGGTGCAAACTTTAAACTAAAAATCAGAAAAGTTGATGGTTATTGGAATTATGATAAATCAGAATTTGAGCCAGTTAGTAGAGTTAAACCTACTGACGAGGAGATTGACAAGATATGGAAATCTCAATATGCTCTAAAGCCCTTCATTGACCCAAGTAATTTTAAATCTTATGAGGAACTCAAAGAGAAACTGAATAAGACACTTACTGGACAAAGAAGTACTGAGTCTGTAGAAGATATTGACCTCCCACCTGCTAGCGATAGCGTACCAATGTCTTCTAACAATTCAGTAGAGGAAGTATCGTCCAACGATAGTGATGATGATCTATCGTATTTTAGTAAACTTGCTGAGGACGATTAATCTATCTCTCTCACTTTCTCAATTGGGTAGCCTTCGGGCTACCCACACTAATGAAAGAATATTATGTTAGAAGAACTTACTTACAATTCAAATATCTTAAATAAAAATTATGCAATTGATCTTAACTTAATAAAAAGTTTTAAGGATTACTTACAAGACTCATATAATTTATGTCCTATAGATACAGGACCATTTGCTCATATGTATGCTGAAAGAGAGAAAATTGCTACTTTTGAAAGCAGACAATTAATAAAAATAAAAGGTAATGGTAATGAGATTGTATTGGAAGATGGTGAAGGTTATGTGACTCAGAAACATAGGGCAGAGGGTGGTAATCCCAAAGAAGATGACTTATATAACGACATACGACATAACGGATATAACTTAACATATTTACCACCTGTAGTTGTGAGAATGCCTGACGGCTATAAACATCTAGGAACAGGTAATGGTAGAATAGGTTCCCTAAAAAGATTAGGTGTTAAAGATGTTATTTGTGATGTTTATGATCTATCACAATTAAGTGAGAATAAAGCAAGATATAGATTTAGAAAATTAGGACAGGTCACTAATAGAACTAAAGAAATACACACGCCTTTCTCTATGCAAGATTTAACAAATACTTTATATGAAGGATATAGTTTAGGTGAAATAGAAGGTGACTTAACAAAAAATTATGATGTACTACAAGAAAATTTAAGAAAAGAACTTGTTGAGTGTGTTGGCGACTCACCAATGAAACCATCCCACTTTGAAAAGATTATTACAAGCACACTTGATAAAATAAAAAAAGACTCTACTGATACAATACAACCTAAAAACTGGAGTGTAGAGGCAAATAGAATTAATTGGTTAAAGACTCAAGGTTACATAGATACCAAGTTTGAAAAATATATCACTATGTCAGCAGGCTTGGGTGCTAAACTATTCATAGACTCTGCTAAAAAATATATTGAAGAGCGGAAAAAATTAAAAAAAGATGGTCACAAATTAGTTATTAATATTATCATACATAGTGGTATGTTAGAGAATGATAAGATTGATAAACAAGTTAATAGTAGAAATAAACTTTATAAAAATTTAGTTAAAAGATTTGAAGAGTCAAAAGAGGTTGCAAAAGTATATTATAAGAGTGATAGTAAAATTGAATTATCAGATAAAAAAATAAAACTTCTTGGCGGTATGCCTTGCTTTAGACACAATAAAGAAGGTAACAATCTTATAACGGTAGAAAAAATTAAGAAACTTAAATCAAATGATAAGAAAAAGACCAAGGCCGTTCTCCCGATTTAAAAAAATAGAACCTAGAAGACAAGCATATAAAGGTCAATTCAGACCTCTCAATCCTCAAAAATACATCGGTGATATTAATAAGATAGTTTTCAGATCGAGTTGGGAACTAGCATTTATGAAATATTGTGATAAAGAAAAAACAATAGTAAAATGGGGTAGTGAAGAAATTAGAATACCTTATAACGCATTTGGCATTAACAAATTATATTATCCAGATTTTATAATAGTAAAACAATTACCAAATAAGAGTTTTGAAAAATATCTAATAGAAATAAAGCCACACACACAAACTAGAAAACCTGTATTAAAAGAAGGCTCTAGAACAACAAGTACATATAAAAAAGCACTTTACACGTATGAAGTAAACAGATGTAAATGGAATGCTGCATTTGCTTGGTGCAAAAAACGAAATATTATATTTAAGATTATAACTGAAAAGCACGTAAACTTCTTCTAAAATTGTCATAAATAGTAGTATGGCAAGCGTATTTGATACAATCAAACAAAAAGCAGGCGATACAGATAAATCGGCTACATGGTATAGAACACAAGTAAATAAGATTGCTAGTGGTACTACAGCAGGTCAATTATTCAGACAAGGTAAACTTACAGGTAGACCTAGTGTGGGTAGATTGAACTTATTTGGGTATAATCCTAAGTTAAGAAAGACATTACCATATTACGATATATTTCCATTAGTATTGCCATTAGAGCCAATAACAGGTGGTTTTATGGGTATGAACTTTCACTATCTACCACCTTTGTTAAGATTTAGATTATTAGAACGTATGCAGGCAACTGCTACAGATCAACGATTTGATAGTAAAACAAAATTTGAAGTTAGTTATGATGATGTAAAAAATATAAAAATTGTAAAACCAACAATTAAAAAGTATTTGTATTCATATGTACAAACAGGATTTTTAAGAATAAATGCAGATGAAGCCGCAGTTGCAATATACTTACCTGTACAAAGATTTAAGAAAGCAAGCGATGCTCAAGTTTATTCAGATAGTAGGAGATTTCTATAATGTCAATTATTAGTGTAGGTAAAAAGATAGGTGATTTAGATATTAGACTTGGTATACCTCCATCTAAACCACAGTTTAGTGTAAGAGAAGCCAATCAAAGAATATCAGCAAACAATGCTACATCTAATTACAATTCAGTTTACAATGTGTTTCGTTCAGGTATCACACAAGCAGGTGGGTTTGCAAGACCTACACAGTTTCTTGTAACAATAGATGGACCTAATGGTAATTTATTTGAAAATATTACATATGACAATTTGCAAAATAGAGATCAGGCTGCTAGATTAAAGAAAAGTGCTTTGTTATCAAACGCAATTAAAAAGAATTTACAAATTAGAATGGACTTATTTTGTTCAAATGTTTCTTTACCAGGCAAGTCAATAACAGATGATGTTAATGAAACTTATTATGGTCCTAAAAGAGCAATAGCAAAAAATGTACAATTTGATGAAGTCACGCTAGAGTTTTATACAAGTATAAACTTTGAAGAAAGATTATTTTTTGAAGCGTGGCAAAACTCAATTGTTGATCCTATTAGTCACAATGTAGGTTACTATGATGACTATGCTACACCGTGTATGATTACTATCACACCACTAACAAAAACGTTTATTGCAGCCTTATCAAACTTTAAACCAAGTGGTGACCCAGGAAGAGATAGACAAGAGTTAAGACAAAGTTTAGGTGACACTTCAGGTTTCTCATCATATCAAGTGCAAATGTATGAAGTATGGCCTAAAACAATTGCTTCTACACCATTAAGTTATGACGCAGTAAATCAAATAGTAAAAACAAGTGTTACATTTACATATAGAAATTATGCTACTACGGCATGGAACTTCTTGGCTAAAAATAGTACTGAAGAATATCAAACACTTAATAGAATGGAATATAGAACAAACACTACAGCAATACAAGGTAGTTTGTTAGATAGTTTACCTTTTGGTATAGGTAGTGAAATAGGTAGAGCAGGTAGACAAGTGTATGAAACTATTAAAAAGAATTTGCCCATTGGCAGAGTTACGGGTGGTCGTGTATTCCCGAAAGGTCTTCCAGACCCTAAAATTATACGAGATATATTTTATTAAAAAAGGAGTAAATAATGAGTTTATCATTTTTGAGAGTGCCTGAATATGATTTGACTTTATCAAATAATGTGAAAGTAAAATACAGACCATTTTTGATTAAAGAAGAAAAAATATTATTGATGGCTGTTGAGAGTAGAGATGAAGGTGAGATGAACAATGCTTTAATTAAGATTGTTCAAAACTGTACTTTGTCACAAGTAGATGTAACAAAGTTGCCTGTATATGACTTTGAATATCTTTGGTTAAATATAAGAGGTAAATCTGTTGGTGAAACAATAGATATGAAACTAAAGTGTCCAGATGATGATACAGTAACAGTTGACTATCAATTAAAGATAGAAGACGTAAAACCTGATTTAAATAAAAAGTTTGAAACAAAAGTAGAGTTTGAACCAGGTTACGGTGTTATTATGAAAGTGCCTACTATCAACCAATTATCTAATAAAAAAACGTTATTAGATTTATCGTACAATTTGGTTAGAGATTGTATTGGCCAGATATACAATGGTGAAGAAGTTTTTGAAGCTAAGGACTTATCAATTGAAGAACTAGATGAGTTTGTAGAACATTTAACTACAAAACAGTTTTCAATGATAAGAAAATACTTTGAGAGTTTACCTATTGTATCGCATTTGATTACCTATAGTAATCCGAAGTCAGGCAAAGAGTTTACATTATTGTTACAAGGGGCATCTGATTTTTTTCAGTAACCCTCTTACACGAGTCGCTTGAAAGTTACTATAGAACTAACTTTGCTTTAATGCAGTACCATAAATACTCATTGAGTGAATTAGAAGAAATGCTACCGTGGGAGAGGGAAATATATGTTGAAATGCTTATGCAACATATAAAAGAAGAAAATGAGAAGATAAGAGAAAAACAAAGAGGGAGAACATAATGTTAGAAACAGGAAAAAATATAATTAAAAATGTGTGGGTATTTTTAAGAGATGAAGTACCACAGTTTATGTCAAATTGGAGATTAATACCAAGAGTGTTTATGCTATTGTATGGTGTTGCATTTTATGAAACAATGCAATGGTTTATGGCATTAGCTGAACCAAACAATGCACAAGCAGGTTTTGTATCTGTAGTAGTTGGTGCAGGTGCAGCTTGGTTTGGTTTGTATGTAAATGGTAAACCTAGTAAAATAGAAACAGATAAAAAATAATGGCTGAAGAAAAAGTAAAGTTTAAAAGAGTAAGACCTAACTTCGACACCATCCTTGAAAAACAAAAAAAGATGGAAGATGATGAGAAGTTTGCTATATCTGATTCATTACAAGACTATATTGGTAAAATAGCAAAAGGTGCTGGTTATCAGAACCAAGATAAACTAGACAAGGCAAACATAAGACAAGAGATTATCAATTTTGTTGATAACTATACTATTGCTGATTTAGACAGTATTAAAGGTATGGAATATGATGAAGCTTTACAATTACAAAAATCTACAGATAAAAAGATAGAGGAAACTATAGGTACAGGTCAATTGAACAAAGCAGAAATTGACTTTATTAAAGCAACTGTTGGTGAAACAAATAAAAGACTTGCTGAAGTACTAGGCGTTTCAACAAGATTAAAATTTGCATTTAGAGATTTAAAGAAAGAATTAAAACCACTAAAGTTAGCTGCTAGATTAGGTGTTACAAGAATACCAATTATTGGTAAAAGGATTGAAAGAGCAATACGTGCTGAAGAAGAAGGTGAGTCAGAAGCATTACGTATTAAAAGAGGATTGAGAAAACGAGAGGCAAGATTAGGCAGAAAAGAGGGTGATAGTGGTGCATTAGAACAACCTAGTGAAATTCAACAGACAGAAACAACTGCTAAACAAGTTACTGCTCAGATGATGGGTATAGACTCTGCTAAACCTGACTTGTTTGCAAGTAAAGAACAAAGAGTAGAAGAAGAAAGAGAGTCTGATACACAATTTGAAACTACAAGTAATATATTAGAAAAAATATTAATAGAAAGTGAGTTGACAAACGAGTTACTTGGTGGTAAGAAAAAAGGCGGATTACTTGATGGTGAAGGTGGTCTTGCTGAAGGTATATTAGCAACATTAGGTATTCAAAAGTTTGTAAAATTTATTAAAGGTGTAAAACTTGCAGGTTTAGGTACAACACTTGCAACCTTTGGTGGTTCAATTGCTACGTTTGCAGGTATCTTAACATCCGTATTTGCGTTACCAGCCTTTTTAGCGTTTTTAAATAGACCACAAGGTCCTGAAGAACTTGAAGATATGAAACAGAAAAGTATGGACCTGTCATCTTCAGCTAATAATGAAGGCGTATTACAAGAAGATTTAGATAGAGAAAATGCAGATAGACAAATTGCTATTAACAAAGATGAAAGAAACAAATTAATTAAAAGAGGTGATTTACCTGAAACTGTAACACTAGATCAATATACAAAAGCAAAAGAAAAGGCTGATGTAGGTAATAGAATAACAAGTTGGTGGTCAGGTAAAATTAATGATGATGAAGTAGAAAGAATTATACAAGTTTTATCAAAAGGTAGCACTACAAATCAAGGTGATATAATAAGTAATACATCATCTACTGATTTAAGCTCAGTCACTAACACTAGTGGAACAAAATTAGAAAAAGCAAATGAGATGTCAAATAGTGCTTTAGAAAAAGATATGCAAACTTTAGGTACTGGAACATCTATGACAGTTAATAATGCTAATAACATAAACAACCTAGGTGATAACGTAACAACATATCAATCAGGTAACTCATCTATTGGCACAAAAGATTCTAACAAAACAACAGAAAACTTACACGTAATACCCTAAATATTAAGAGAGATAAACTATGGCATTTCAACCCTTTAAAGCAATATCAACAATAATACAAGGACTTACAAAGAAAAGTTCCGTATTACAAGGACCTACTATTCCTAATTTTAATGTAGTTGCTAGTAAAAAAGGTGTAATCAATTATAATCCAACTAACGCAGATTATTCATCTCCACATACATCTGATAGTAATAACTTCTTTGTGTATCCACTAGATACTAAAGACCAAGAGCATTACATATTGTTTGATATTATTGAAAGAACTTCTGGTGGTGAATCTGCTCAAGTAGCAAATAGAAGTCTTACAAAACGAGCAGATAATTTAGACACAGTTGTATATGGTGCAAACAGATTTTTTAGTGAAGGTGGATCAGGCTTATTAGGTATACCTACAGGTAAAGGTTCGGCTAGAGCTGTAAAAAATACCGTTGCAATCTATATGCCACAAACACTAAAATTTAATTTACAAGCGGACTATGGTGCAGCTGAAATAGGTGCAGGCTTAGGCGCTCTTGCAAAAATAAAAGATGCTTTTAATTCAGGTGAGTTTTTTGGTGCAGATATGGGTGCTGTTGCTCAACAAGCAGGTAAACTTGTCGAAGGTTTAAGCTCATTTGCAACAGGAGGTCTTGGTGGTGGTATAGGTGCTGCCGTACAACGTAGAACAGGTATTGCTCCTGCAGCTATGACAGAAATGATTTTCAATGGTATTGATTATAGAACATTTAGTTTTACATTTAAATTTACACCACGAAGTAAAAAAGAATCTGAAGTAGTTAATCAATTACTACACACAATAAAAGATGCTATGTTGCCAATGAAATATGGTCACGGCAGTAGTATTGCAGCTTACAAAGTACCACACGAGTTTGTAATTAGATTTATGAAAGGTACTAAAATAAATCCATTTATAGATCAAATTGGTTTATGTGCTTGTACAGGTGTTGATATAGATTATGGTAGTGATAAATTTTCAACACACCCAAGTGGTGATCCTGTGTCAATTGACGCAACATTAACATTTAGAGAACTAGAATTAATGGAAAGACAAAGATACAATCAGCTTAGACGTAGTGCTAGTAATCATTCATTTGTAGAAGGAGGCAGTAACTAATGCCATCTTATTTTAATAACTTTCCACAAATTTATTATGACGCTGCAGGTAATGGTAATTACAAGTTAGTTACAAACCTATTAAGACGAGTGCAGATTAAAGAAGGATTAAGAGAAAGTGCTGCTTTATTTGACCTATACGATATAATGGGTGAAGATACACCTGAGTCTGTATCAGAAAGATATTATGGTGATCAACGATACTATTGGATAATTTTATTATTTAATAATATTAAAGATAGATTTTACGATTGGCCTTTACCACAATCAGACTTTCAAACATATATAAATGACAAGTATTCAAACATCAATGCTGTTCATCATTACGAAGTAGTACAAGATAGTGGTCCGACAACTTCATATGACGACTCACATAAGATACAAGTAAATAGCACAGTTGCTGGTGCCACAGCAGTAACTAATTATGAATATGAGCAAAGACTTCAACACAAAAAAGGAAGAATAAAACTAATCAAACCTGAATTTTTAGATTTGATTACCGAAGAATTTAGAACGTTGATAGGAGCATAATATGGCTAATTCTAGCACTCCCAAATATGATGATTTAAACTACAGATATCCAGGCGACTTTCGTTCCTCAGAAATCATCTTATACAGTTATGGTGGATCACAACTTGAAATTAGTGGTCTTACAGCGATTGTTAATATCTACCAAGATTTAGATACTCCTTTTGTAACAGGTAACATTATGTTTTTTGATACCGTAGGTGCTACTAACAGATTGCCTATTATCGGTAATGAGTTTTTAGAGTTTAAAATGAGAACACCTATTGAAGCAAATGGTGATGAAGAAGTAAACGCTACCAATCATAGATTTCAAGTTTACGAAAAACGATCAGTCAAAACATCTCAAAATGCTCAGGCGATTGCTTTATTTTTTACATCAATTGAATCAATGCGAAATGAACGTACAAGAGTGTCTAAAACATTTTCAGGCTCATATGCTGAAATGGTTAACAAGATTGTTAAAGAAGACAAGAATTTACTTAATTCAAAAAAAGATTTGTTCATTGATCCAACACTAGGTAATTACACATATACTTTTCCTAACGTAAGACCTATGGAAGGTATTAGAATGATGACCTATATGTCAGAACCAATCAATTTCAAAACACCTCACTATATGTTTTATGAAAACAATAGAGGGTTTCATTTTAGAACTTTAGAAAGTTTATATAGAGAAAGTGGCGACAACACACGTAATCGACCATTTGTTGCTTTTATTGATTGTCTATCAGCATTTAATCCTAACTTTGGCACACCTGATACAGGCCTTGACTCACCTATTGTTAAACCATATTCATTTACTTTTAATGAATCGTATGCCACACTTGCTAATACAAGAAAAGGTTTATACGGCAGTACAATGTACAGCCACGATTTAATTGATAAGAAATTTACAAAGACAAAAATGTCTTACACAAGTTTTTATGAGCAAGCATTACACATAGACGCACCTACAGGTGCTGGTAACAAGTATCAAGGTATTATGCCACCAGGTCCTGCTGACTTTGATGATGTTTATACTGTAGATGATAAATCATATGGTTCACAAAACAAGAGTCAAGTAGAACGATTAAACAAATCAAAATTGACCAAATCATCAAATGCAGATAATCGTAAATATATGGATGATTATTATAATAGAATATTTGTATCACCTGCTACAAGATGGAATCACATACGAAATAGCAACGGTAACGCATTAGATCCTAGATTAGAACAAAAACAAGCCTTATCAGATGCTTCACGTGATTACTTTTCAATGAACATAGATGTACCAGGTAACTTTACTTACAACGTAGGTGATTTAGTATGGTGTGAAGTACCGTCTTATAATGCTGTTGAGGCGACCAATGATAACAAAGTAAATAGAGATGACGTTATTGACCATTTACTTACAGGTCGATACCTTATTAAGTCTGTTCATCATCAAGTAGACCTATTAGAACAAAAACACACTACGGCTTTGACTGTAGTACGAAATGTCTTTGCAAGTGATTTACCAAACGCTGATACATTTAAAGCAAATGCAAAATTTAGAAGTCAACCTGTAGATGTAATTGGTTCAGGTATTGATATTGCAACATTAGTTCCGTTAAAAAATACAAATAATAAGATACCTTCACCTCAAATTAGTACTGTAGAAGACATTGCTAAACAGCTAAACGTAGATTTAAGTAGTACAGACGCATCCATCAAGGATGCCGCTAATAAGTCTATTAACGCCGTTTTAAACAGTACTTCTAATAGGGTATTACAAAACAAATACCTTGCAAATATCAACAATGCCATATTAGAAAGAAAAACAGTAGTTGAGAAAATCGCAGAAAAGGCTAAATTAACATTAGGTGGTATAAATCTATCAGGAACAACAAATCCAATGGGTGCAGATAGAGTAAGAGAACGAATATCAAACAATGTCAATAAGTTTGTACAATCCTCAATGGTTTCGTTTAAACAAGGTCTATCAAACGCTAAAAGTTTCTTTAAGGGGTTCTTTTAATGATACAAACATTGAAAAACC